GTCGAGACAGCATCCGCGATGATCCGCACGCCCGCGAAGAACGTCATGATCGACAGGGCAGAGCCATCGTTGACAACCGTGCCGGCGCCAGACATCTGACCGAACGAACCAGGGGCAGGAATGGCGAACGGGTCAGACATCGACCGACGCTCAAGAGACGGGGAAACCATGCGGCGCAGAAGACTCATCGCTTATCTCCGTCCACAACCCATGAAGCAAAAATGAGAACCGCACCGACGAAGCCGAGGGCAAACCAGATCGAGAAATGCCACAACACAACCGCGAGCAGCAGCGCCCCCAAAACCTCGAGGACCGTGGACAGCAGACGCCGACTCATTCGGTCAGGTCGATGTCGTTGAGGTCGATCATGAAGAACTCCTTTTTCCGCTGTTCAGGGGTCAACCCCCAAACCGCGAGAGTGACCGCCTCGAGCGGGCTGATGAGCACACCGGAATCTCGGCGCGCGTAGACGTATGAGTCGCCGACCTTGCGCTCCTTGACACCGTTCGCGGCATCCGTGAGGGCCTGCTGTTCGCGGTGGCGGATCTTGCCGTACTTGACCGCATCCACGAACGCGCCACAGGCCGCCTTGTACGCGCCCGTGTCAGTCGTTCGCACGTCCAACCCGGCCGCGCCCATAGCTGCGAGCAACGTCCCAGCAGGCCCCACCTGATCCACAACCAGGGACATCGGCGCGCGGCGCTCGACCAGGCCCACCAGATACGGCAGAAGCCAGTCGACGCCCGCCTCGTGCTTGATGACCTCGACGTATATCCCACCGTCCGGGGTGAAGCCAGCGACACCGACCGAAGCCCAGTCACGTTTCGGGGAGATCGCCACGCCAACCGAGATCGGCACGCCCTTCGGCATGACCGCATCAGGCTTGCCGCCGGCGCTCCACTCCGCGATCGGGATCAGCGTGCCCAGTGCGGCCACGTCCGGCCAGATACTTAGCCGCTCCATCGAGAACTCCGCAGCAGGCAGCGCCTTCTGCTCAGCGTCGATGTAGTCGAACGAGATCCGAATGTTCGCCGCAGGATTCGCCTGCGCCTGCGCCTCACGGTCAGTCGGGTCAGCATCATCGGGTGCAGACCACTCCGCGAACGCCATGTGAGCCTCGCCGCCCTTGCGACCACGCTCCACAACCCTGCGCAGAATCGCCGCATCAGCAGTTACCGTGCCTGTGTAGATCAGCTGCGGGTTAGGCCGGGCAGACAAGACAGGCATCAGCGCGGCAAGTTGGCCCGTATCAAGCTTCTGCGCCTCGTCCAAAATGACGACATCGCCGGAAAAACCACGCCCACCGCCCGCCGTTCGCGTGCGATACGACAGCCGCTGACCGCTCATCAGCTCGATACCCTCAGAGCCGTGCGAGTTCATAATCTTCTTCACCCGCCGAGACAGCCACGCGGTGCCGTCGATCAGGTTCTTCATGCGACGGAACGCCTCAGCCGCCGTCGCGAACTCGTGCGCAGAGTGAATGATCATCTGCTCGCCGAACAGAAACAGCCCGCCGAGCTCGCGCGCCTCGAGCACCGCACCTTTGCCGTTCTGCCTGGCAACGATCAGCCCGAACTCAAACGCCGACCACTTGCCGTCCGGACGCTCGCCCAACATCAGCTCGAGCGCGGTCTGCTGCCACAGGTCAAGCGGCATCCCCATCTGGTCGCAGAGGTCGAAGACTTCGGACGCCGCATTGAACGACGACGGGGGAGCCCACGAAAACCGGGGAGACTGGACGCCGGTCAGATCAGCCGGCAGCGAGACGATCGACACGACGCCTCGCCAACTGGTCGAGCGGATCCGCCGCGACCTTCGCATCCTTGACGGCATCGGCCAGAGTGGCGCGATGCTCGCGCACGAGAGCGGCCACCGACGAGCCCGTGTCCATGCCGCCGCCATCGAGACGACGAGCGAGCAGTAGCGCCGCCTGACCCAGGGAAGAATTCAGCCGGTCGGCCTCGGTCAGCTCGGCCAGAGTCGCCGCGGTGAGGCTACCTTCGGCCGGCGCCACGAACTCGACCACGGCCAGCGGTGCGAACGGCTGAGATGGGCCTCGCTGCGCACGCTTTCGGCACCGATCCGAGCAATACTTTGAGCTCGGCCGTTTTGCCATGTACACCGTTTTGCACACGTCACAGTTGCGGTCCATTGCGGGACCTCCGATCAGTGACGCGGGACAGTTACGGGACTTCGGGACATCGGGGAGGTACGCAGACGACTGGCGGGTCCTGAGCGGCGTCAGGCTGTAGACATTTCGGCCCCCACCCGTCGCTTGCCTTCGCGCGTCCGTGTGCGCCTGTCTCGCGCGCTTTCCGGTTCGATGTGTGCGTGAGGGTGTACGGGGTGCCTCGCCCCCCTGTGGGGCGCGTGTGCTCTGTGTCTACCCATGTGCAGGGCTACCACTGCTGTGATGTGTTGAGTCCTGTGGGCTTGTTGCCACGCGATTGGTTGCAGCGCATGTGCAGGGCGCGGAGGTTGCTCACGTGCCATTGCCTCGGGTCGTCCTTCGCCAGCTTCGAGGTGGGCACGATGTGGTCGGCGCTCCATGACAGTGGGTGCGGGTACTTGATCTGCATGTCGATGGGGTAGCCGCAGTGGTGGCAGGTGTGGTCGTACTTCTTGAGCTCGAGGCGTGCGGCTAGGTAGCGGGGGTCGTCGCGACCTGGCCTGCGCGGGCGTGCCATGGCGTCGCCATCGTGCTTAGTTGTTGCCCACGAGTTGCAGGTCAACGGTGAATGAGGGCGTCGTGCCCGTGATGGTCGCTACCGCACGGATGTATGCACCGATGTTGGTTAGGACGATGCGCTGTGATCCTGCAGCAGTAAGTGCGGTGAATGCGCCGGATGGCACGGCGTACCAGGTAACACCGTCTGGTGAGTCTTGCAGGGTGACGGTCAGTGATGGTGTGGTGCCTGTTACGGCGGTGGCGTTGAGGTAGGCAATTGCGGAGTTGTAGTTACCTGTTCCTACTGCCGCCCCGTTGGTGGTGGCAATTTGCGCCCCTGACAGGAGCGAACTGGTTTGGATGGCACCTTTTTGCATCAGGGGGTCCTTTCGGGGACTTTAGAACTTGGTTACTTGGGTGTCATTCGTCGTCTTGGCAGCACGCACCGGCTTGTATCCACTCAGTTCGAGCAGGTAGGTCAGGGTCTCGATGGTGGTCAGTACGCAACCCATGTCATCCACTGTGGCGACGATGCTACGAATGTTCTCGTCGTCGTCGTGCCGCACGAACATCACATCGCGCACGCCCATCAGTGCCTACCTGTTCGTTCGGTTCGGATCGTGCCGGCAGGACTGGGCCAAGGAGATCACGGGCCACACGTACCCGCAGTCGGGGCAGGCGAATGGGTTGGCCGTCATGGTGCCTCCGTGTTCGCGCGGATGATCCGGTGCATGACGCCTTGGTTGTACGCCTGGCATTTGGGGCAGCGCTTCACGCAGACGCCCGTGTCGCAGTGGGCGCACTGCTTGAGCCCGTTGGCAGCTTCGTCCTTTGGAGTGCCGCAGTCGCAAATTAGACTGTTGGTCAGTGCCATGACGCCTCCCATGTGAAAGTGGCCGGCGGTGGCCGACATCCCTGCCGGGACTTCGCGTCGGTTATTCACCCGCGCCGTGTGCACCGGGGCGGGGTCGCGTGCCGTCGAAGGCCACGCAAGATTGCGGGATGCCGAGCGGGGCCCCGACTCTCACGGTTGGCCCCGCTCGCGCTATTCAGCCGTGCAGGCGCGCGGCGTTGTGCGGCTTTCGCGCTGGCCTGCCGTAGGCCGTCCCGGGTTTGAGAGTTTCTTCCGGTGCGCGGTCGCGACTCGCCTCGAATACGGACGTGCCGGGACGGGTGTTCCCCTTGAGTCGTCGTCCGCCTGGGTGGGGGCTCAGCGTTCGCTGGCCTGCAGGGTGGGTGAGCGGGATTGGCTGCGTGGGGGAAGTTCTGGGGGTTAAACGCAAAAAAGGGCCGATCCGAAGACCGACCCTTTCCTGATGAAAGTTGGCGTGCATAATCGCCGCACGTCAAACCTTACATGATGCTGTCAACCATTGCGCCATTCTCCCGGTGTGTCGCAATTATCCTGCCTCGCGCGCGTCGATGTCCCACCTGAGCTGCCTAAGCTCCCTTCCTCCCGACCACACGTACTGGCATGAGGCGTTCCGGCAGATGGCAGACGCCCCATCCATGAGCCCGGCACCCCCATCAGCGTCATACTCGACCACCACAGGGAACCGCATCACCTCGCCCTCAGCGTCAACCCACTTGTCAGCGCCGCAAATCGGGCATGGTTCGGTGATCTCGAGTCGCTTCTTGGGTCGCAGCTTCTCCTCGATTGCTGATGCCCACAGGGTAAGCCGCCGAGTGTAGTAGCTGTCACGTTCGTCGCTGATGCGCGCTTCATGCCACGCCTTGAGGTCAACCATTGGTTTGCGGGTGGCTGGAACCTTGCGGGTTCGGCACCAGTCCACAACCTCCGTGCTGATCTTGGCGAACTGGTACAGCGCGTCCGAGTCGACCACGTTTCTCAAGTTGCCAGGAGAGGACGTTGACGAGCCGCCGTCACTTCCGAACGACCCGAGGATGGCGTTCTCCAACTGTTCGAGCAGCGCCGGCAGTTCGACCAGTGACGTGCAGGTGACCCCGTGATCGTTGGTCATGACCACCTTGGACTTGCGGGGCTTGGTGAGGGCGTTGAGGGCGTTGAGGAGGTCAGTCATGCGGTGCACCTTTCTGGGAGACTTCCGAGCCGAGCGCCGCATACCCCGCGAGGTCAACCCATGAGTCCTGGTGATTGGGCGTCTGCGACAGGCGCGACAGCTTGAGTGCGGCGAGGCACATTGCCACCTGTGCCGCTGACACCTCCGTTCCGAGTAGCGCGCCCCAAATGATGCCGAGCCGGGTGAATGATTCGGTTGCGTCCCCGTAGTCGCGCGCCCTATCGCCGCCAATCAGCGCCTTCGCGGTGTCGAGTGTTTCGTCGCGCTTGCTCATCCGTTCCCCCTGTCGTCCTGCGTGGCTCCTGTGGCTCCTGCGCCCTGTTCAGGACTGTTTGGTGTATAGC